AGCTTGGAGAAATACTGTAGATTTATAATATGGATTTTAAATATAAAACAGAATTTGATGTTTCTATTCGCCAGTGTAAAATTGGCGAAAACTCTTTTATTTCCACAGCTTCGCTAGAGAATCTTAAAAACTTTCTTCCAAGTCAAAGCATTGACTTGGGCAAAAATATTGACCTCATGGGAGTGGCTTTTGACGCTGCTGTTGTTAATCAATTTAATCGCAACGACGACGGTATTGACTCTGAAACCGCTGTTCAAATTGCACCTTATTTCATTCACAAACCAACAAACATTGAACACAATAAAAAACAAATTGTTGGTCACATTGTTTCTGCTGGATTTAGTTCTTGGAACGAAAATGTTCCAATGACTAATCAAGAAGTTGTTGAAACTAATGGTTTAGTAAACTTGTCTCTTGGAGCGGTTATTTATAAATTAATTGATCCTAAATTTACCGACTTGGTTTATAAATCAACCAGCGAAGATAGTAATTTATTTAATGCAGTTTCCGCAAGTTGGGAACTTGGATTTAATGAGTATGTTTTAGCGCTTGGCAGCACTAATTTAAAAGATGCTGAAATTATTGCTAATCCAAAACATATTGAAGAATTAAAAGGCAATCTTCGCGCTTATGGCGGCACTGGCAAAACCAAAGATGGTTCTAAAATTTATCGCTTGGTTAAAGGAAATGTTTATCCTTTAGGTATTGGATTTACTTCAAATCCTGCTGCCAATGTTAAAGGCTTGTTGCTTGATAATGGCAATCCTCCAGAAGAAAACGTTTCATTCAAAGACCCAAGAGATAAGAAAGTATTTGCAATGAATACAAAAAATATTTCCCAATTCAAAATCGAAGATGTAAACACTAAAAAATCTATGGATTTAGAAACATTCCTTTCAGAACTTAAAGCTTCTCTTACAGAGAAGAAATTTTCGGAAGAAGCTATCGCCAGCATGACAAGCACCTTTGCTGATGCAATTCGTCAAAAAGACGATGAGTATCGCACTGCCAAAGCTGAGAAAGAAGCTTCCGAAACAAAGGCCAAAGAACTTTTGGCTTCCGTCGAAACTCTTCAAAAAGACTTGGCCGATGCAAAAGTCAAGCTTCAAGAAATTGAAGCTGCTCAAGACGCCGAAAAAGCCTTGGCTCGTTTCAGTGCTCGCATGTCAAACATTGACGAGGTTTACGCTCTTGAAGACGAAGATCGCAAAGTAATCGCTTCTGAACTTAAAGAAGTTGATGCTTCTGACGAAGCTTTCGCCACTTATCAAGAAAAGCTTGCGGTTGTTCTTAAGCACAAGAATAAAGAAGTTCTTGCTCGCATTGCTGAAGAAGCAGAGGCCAAAATCGCTGCTGAAGTTGAAAAACGTTTGGCCGAACTTAACAAATCCACAGCTTCCACAAAAACTGAAGCTGAACTCGCAGAAGAAGCGCTTGAAAAAGCAAAAGCTTCTGGCAGCACACTTCCCAATAACAACGGTGAAACTTCACAGGAAAACAAGAGCTTGAAAGAAAAATTTGCCTCTGCCTTTTCCCGTGAAAACATTTTAATTTCCTAATTTAACTACACAATATGGCTACCAGACTACTCCCATTCCGTCAATATGATGACAACGATGTTGTCAATATGTATGCACTTGTAGATGCTGCCGTCAACGAATCCGTAACTGGCGTTGGCAGCGGTGATGCAGGTGTTTTTGTTAAAGTCTCCGCTGGAAACTTTGACCTCGACCCAGTAACTTACGCTTCCAATAGCTATCTCGGCAAAACCGACTATCCTTTCGTTGGCGCTAACAGCTATCCTTCTGTCAACCTCAAGGTTACCCCTGCTGCTTCTGGCGACACCACCAACTGCCTTGGCATCACTCTTCGCCAGACTGCAAAGACTGACGAAAACGGCGAAAAACTTCTTTACTATCGCCAAAAAGCCGAAGAACTCATGTGCGTGCTTCCTGGACAAGCTGTTCCAGTTGCAACTCGCGGTATCTTCTCTCTTGGCAAAAATGCTTTCGGCGGTGGCACTGTCACTGGCAATAACCTCTTTGTAGGTAGCGGCGTTAAGCTCTCTGCCACTCAAGGTAACATCACTGGCTGCGTGCATAGCGATGCAGGCAAGATTGGTATCGTTCTTGGTACTGGCACTCGCACTTCTCAAAACACAACTGACCAATTCGCAGGCGATTTCGTCGTGATCGGTCTTCGCATGTAATCTTAACCAAGGAGGAAACAATTTAATATGAAAATCTCTCTCAAAAGAACTCCAGAACAAGTCGAACTAATCAAGGCTATGGCTTCTCGCAACCGTCAGGTTGCTTACGAAGCTCAAGTAGCTCTTGCTGAGTTCATTGGCCCCGTTCTAGCCGAAGTCATCAATAACGCTCCAACCCTTAGTAATCTCTTTACTCAGTTGCAGTTCAACGCTGACGATAATCCTTCCATCCCGCTTGACCTTTACTATGATATTTCCGACGAGGACTATATCACTGTTTACAGCCAAAGCGCTGCTGGTGGTCTTCCACAGAACCAAGTCCTTCCGACTGTTTCTGAAATGAAGATTGCTACCTACTCCCTTGATTCTGCTCTTAGCTTCGACCGTCGCTATGCAGCCAAGAGCCGCATGGACGTAGTTAGCAAGACCTTCACTCGCATGGCTCAAGAAATCCTTCTTAAGCAGGAGCGCACCAGCGCAAACCTTCTTATGACTGCTCTTACGAATGCCACCACAAATGGCTTGGCTCACGTTATCGAGTCCACCACTGCTGGTACATTCTTGCTTCAAGACCTCAATAACCTTATCACTCGCGCTCGCCGCATCAACACCTCCTTCTCCAAGGGTACTCCAGAAGGCGCTGCTAATGCTCGCGGTATCACTGACCTCATCATCTCTCCAGAAATTGAGAACAGCATCCGCGCTATGGCTTATAACCCAATCAACACCAAGGGCGCTGCTGGCGCAGCACTAGGAAGCTCCGATTACCGCTCAAACGGTATTGCTGCTCCTGATGAAATGCGCATGGCTCTTTATAACGCCGCTGGCTTGCCTGAGTTCTATGGCATCTCTATGATGGTCATCAACGAACTTGGCGCTGGTCAAAAGTATAATGATATTTATACTGCTGTTGGTGGTTCCTTTAGCGGTAGCCGCACTGAAGTTGCTATTGCTCTTGACCGTAGCCGTGAGTCACTCATCCGCGCCACTGCAATTGACAGCGACAGCGGTTCCGAGTTCAGCCTCATCGCTGACGACCAATACAGCATCCGTCAAAACAAGATTGGTTACTTCGGTTCACTTGAAGAAGGTCGCTTGATTCTTGATAATCGCGCCCTATTCGGTATCGAAATCTAATCGAGAAAAAATTAGGGGGCCGTCCGAAAGGACGGTCCCTTTTTTTGTTTATTTTTTAAAGTTTAACTGTATTATAATGTATGAACTTAAAAGACGAACTCAATAACCTTGAGCACATTAACGGTAAAGAGCGCAAAGAACAAATTCTCAAACTTGAGAAAATCCTTGGAGTGCAAGAAGTTAATCCATTTAAAACAACTGATTCCGAAGTCTTTGAAGAACGCTTGGCCGAAATGAATTATGCTGAAATGCAATCACTAGCTATGCGTGTTGGCCTTAGCCCATATCTTCAAAAGCCTCAATTAAAAAAGGCTCTAGCCAAACAATTTAGAAGTTATAACTTAAATGCTTCAGGAAAGCTTCTACCTCTTTCCACTAATTCTGTAAAGCTAGACCCAAATAACCCAAAACATCAAAAAGCACTTAAAATCTTAGGAGAATTTTAATGAGCGTATATTCTGACTTAGCCCAAGAAGTTTTCTCTGTTGAGTTTGGTTCTGAAACTGGTACAACCACTTTTACCCAAATCAGTGGTTGGTTTTCTACTAATTTAGGACTTCTTAACAACTTGCTTTATACAAATTTTAGCGGTTCTGATCCCTCTTTGGGAGAAGAAGAGAAGTCTATTTTTAAAGAGCTTTATTTAAGCAATTTTTATTCGCGCCAAGCTCGTAATGCTCTTCGTGGCATTTTGGCGTCTAGTAATAATGGCGACAATATTCTTTCTGTTTCTGATGGTGATAATTCAATCACATTTGTTAATCGCAACGAAGTGAGTAAAGTTTATCGTGGTTTAGCTACAGACTCTCAAGCAAAACTCAAAGAGCTTGTTTATGCCTACAATAGCTACAAGGCAGAACCTCGTCAACTTGGCGGTATTGAAGCTGGCTATCAGTCTGGCAGTGGGTATTACTATGGGTTTCCATACGCCTACTATCCTGGCGGTTATCTATAAAGCGAATATTGAAAGCATAAATAAAAAACCCCGCTCCTTTTGGGAGCGGGGTTTTATTTTATTGAGTATTAGAACGCTCTAGCGGAAGAACCAGAGAAGTAAATACCACGAATTGGGTCGTTAGGACCACCAATTTGAGTGGAGAAACTAAGGTCAACGCTCTTATTAGAACCAATGTCAGAAGAGTAGCTTTCGCTATCGAGACGAGCGGCTCTAAAAGTATATCGCACAGCAGGAGTAGAAGTTCCAGGGGCATTAATGGTGAGAGTAATGTCTCTCTCAGTGCCATCGTCAATCATATCAGCAAGGTTACGAGCTTGAACTTCATTCACAAGAGCGTTAACACTCATTGTAGCGGTTACAGGGAAGTCGGTTACGCGAGCGAACGCGAAACGACTGCCAAGACGCTCAATTGGAGTGCGGCTCATTGGAAGAGAAAGGCTAACGCTTTGGATATTGATAGCGTCAGAAGAACCGTCAACTGTTGAAGTTGGAGTACCACCAGTGCCAGTGAATCCACCGAAGCTGAGAGTAATATCACCAGGGCGAAGAGCGGTTACGCCGTCACCAGTAGAAGGTGTTGGTAGTTGAACATAGTCGCTAGTTCCAGTGAAGAGCTTTGTACCAGAAGCAGGATTAATAGCTGGAGTATTAAAGCCAGTAACAGCACCGTTCATGACATAGCTAGAGGCATTGAAACCAAGACCTTCAACAGATACAGAAACGGTTGGGAGATCACCAACAGCAGCATTGAGAGTGTAGTCAGTAATGAAACCGTTGCCAATACCAATAACGCCTTTACCGCTATAAGCAGTAGTGCCAGTATTGTTATTAAGGTCAATACCTTCTGAATCGGTTACAATAAAGAAGTTTCTGCCAGAAGAGCTGATCATTTGACCAGAGGCAAAGTTGCCAGAAGTGGTTGGACCAGCAGGGCCACCAGTTCCTTGCATGTAGAAACCAAGAGCGGATTCATTGAATCCGTCAGCGAGATAGTATGAGAAGTCCAAGCTCACAGTCGGAGACTGTAGAACAAGAGCATCAATACGAGCAAGCTGCCCAAATTGGTTTACGTCTTGGCGTGTGATTTCAAAGCTATAGTTAGCGCTTTGAACACGCTTTAGCTGCTTGTGTTCAGCAGAAGTTTTAGATGAGAGTCCGCTGCTTACAAACAGCCCTTCAGATTGATAAATTACGCGATTTCTTGCCATAAAAGAAAGTTTAACTGATTTACATTTAAAAGTCCTAAATGAGAACTAGATTCTAGGATACCTCATTATAGACACATCAAAATCAATGAATCCAACATACAAATCATTTACTAATGACTTTCTTGGTTTGTCATTCATTTTTGATGTTTTAACTCTTTCAATAAAATATTTATTGTTGTTTTGGTATTGGGTTTTTAAATTCTGATAATTATAGTAGCCGCTTTTCAAATCTCCATATTCAGTAAAAGGATAATTGTCGAAAGGAACATCAACAATGCTTTCGTTTCTTGAATCAGCAAAAATAGATAAAACTCCATCAAGTTGATATGGGGTTTCGGCAATTACTACAGCATTTAAATTAGTTGTTGTTTGATCCATGCCGCCAAAAGCAAACGGCTTATTCTCAAATGCAGCATTGCAAATATAGATTGCTGGAACAACTTGATCGTATGGTTGAACGTATGTAGGACTCAGATTCGTGCCTATTTTGCTTTGCGGAATGAATTTATTTTCAATCAATAAGTCTTCTTCTGTTTCATTAGTATAGTAAACATTAAAGTCCTTGGTGGCAAAAGCTCCTGTAACAACTGCTCCAGTTGCAGCGCCACTAATTAAAGTGCGGCCATTCTCAAAATCAAGAATTCTTGAGCTTGTTGCATTGTTTGCTCCAGTAGCGCGGCCAGAAAACACGCCATTAATAAAAACTCCAGAAGGAATCGTTGCGCCAGTAATAGAATAGTCAGAAACCCACTGTTTGTAAGGACTGCCGAAAACTTTGTATGTGCTAGGAATTCTCTCATCTTCATAATAATAAAAACGACCAGTTGTATTAGTGTATGCTTGTCCCTTGGTTAATAAATAATTATCAAACCATAAGAGAAAAGACGATGATAGTTTGTGTTGAAATTGAGGAATCATAGAATGCCCGTAAGAACGACAGTGTTGCCGATTTGCTGGAATTTTTTGGTATATTTATTTAATAGCGCAGAAATATATGAAGTATTTTTAAACTTACCTTTTCTAATTACACTTTGCGCTTGAATACCCGCGCTAGAACGACTTAAATTTGAGTCTATATTTAGATAATAGCCAAAACCAGATATGCCTCGTTCTATGCCTTCTGCCCAAGAGCGGCCACTTGCCCAGGGCACAGGAGTAGCCGAAAAAATATCTTCTTTTGAAGGGATAAAAATCTTCATTAAAAATCCAGATTCAGTATCTCGACTATTTTCTATTTTGCTCGATTCAAGAAAATCAATAATTGGTTCTAGTGGCGAATCTCCCTCATCAAACCCAATGAATGAAAAAAGATTGCCATAGCCCCCTAGAGTATCGCTAGTATTTTCAGCATTTGGTCCACCAAGAATTTCAACAGAAACAGGATGCGCCAAAAACTCCTCAAGCATCTCTTTTTTCATTTTTTCAAAAGCAGCAATGATTCTTTGCTGGAAAGCTTTACGGTTTTGCTTTACAGTTTCGCGAACAACAAATTTTTCTAATTCTTTTGCAAAAGATTTTGAAGAAGCTTTTTTTGCCATTATTCGTCCATTGGGATTAAAATAAATTCATAATATTGAGGGCCAAACATGCCAAGGGGTTTGCCATCGCTCTTGATTGAGAAACGTCGCCCATCTAGCTCAACTCTTTTAGCTTCACGAACATATTCATAACCTTCTAAATTTACTTTAATTTTAACGGTTCCAGCAGGAAGAACAATTTTATCTTGGCCAGATGAGTAAGTAGAATTTGTTGAAGAAGTGTCTCTTAAAAGCTCTTCATTCATTTCAACATATTTAATTCGCGCTTGAAAAGTTTGTGAGACTTCTGTTGTTTCCGTATTGGAGGACTGCTGGCGGTAAAGCGCATTGTAAGTGGGCGAAGAAGCAATAACAGTTCTTTGTCCAATTTTAAATACAGTAATCTCGCGAGCAAAAGTGTCGTGGATTTGATCAATAATTGATTTGATGTTGTTTTTTTGGTTTTCTGATAAAAATCCAGCCATATTATTTATTTTTACACTTTTTGTTTTATTATAATAAAGGTATAAGGCATGAACGCAAAAAAAATCTTATCTCGTCGTTATAACGACAACACTACACATCTCTTTAAACAGTTTTTAAGAATTGTGGAAGAGTTAAAACGAGATCACGATGACTCTTATAAGAAACTGCGCGAAAATTTGCCAGAACAATACTCTTCTGTTTTAAACATGGGAGACTATTTTGACGACAATAAAATGTCTTATATCAGAAAAAAGATTTTAGATTTGGGCAATGAGACTATGCGCTCCTCAGATTCAGAATTAAATAATTTTACTGTAAGTTTCGTTTTTAAAGATTAATATATAACAAGGAATATGGAATTCAAAGACATCTATAATTTTACTGTTTATGAAACAGTTGAGAAACCTGTTGAGTCCGTCTCAAAAGACGAACAAGGCAATGAAGTAAAGGTAACTAAAAAGGTAAGCGAGAAATCTCCCATTAAGGTATTTCTCAAAAAGCCTTCGCGCCGTCAAATCGAAGAAGCTGACTTGGAATACAGTGTGGAGATGTCCCGCTGTGTTAAAAAAGGCATTCTTACTAAAGCAATGCTTGTTAAAAAGTATTCTGACACTGGCGGCTTGATGAGCGAAACAGAAGCGAAAACTCTTTATCAAAATTACCAAAAGCTTCTAGAACTACAGAGAGAATATACCGAAAACGAAACTGTCAACAAGACAGATGAAAATCGCAAAAAGAAAACCGAAGCTCTTTCTCTTGAAATGGCTCAAGTTCGCGATCAGATTGTCAAGACCGAAATGGCTTATCAGTCTCTCTTTGATCATACTGCTGATATGAAGGCGCAGAATCGTCTTCTCATGTGGTATATCATCAACCTTACTTACATTCAAAAAGAAGACCAAGACAAACCTAAGCCTTATTTTTCGGGCGAAGATTTTGAAGAACGTCTTGAGGATTATTATCAAAAAGAAGAACAGGAAGACGCTCTTTATTTTGAGATCGCTCGAAAGGTTTCTAATGTTGCCGCCTTCTGGTTCTATAACCAAGCTGCTAATAAAGAAGATTTCGACGGTTTATTCGAAGAAAAAGGTGATGCTGAAAAATCTCCTGATTCTTCGGAAGAGTCTCCCAAAGAACAGTCGCCCAAAAAGAAAAAAGTTAAGTCTTGAATGACAATTTTTACATAGAGATTGTTAACGAGATTTTTGATGGATACACACGGTTTGATTTTCAAGGTCAAACCGTGTTTTTGCGCCATTTTTCATTAAAAGATCAAGAGTTCTTAAATAAGAACTTTGAACAACATAAAAATCGAGCCATTGCAAAAGGCATTCAAGAAGAAAAGGATGTATTGGCGCGGCTAGAAAAAGATGGCACTTGGACAAAAGATGATGAAGCTAAAATTCTAGAACTAGAAAGCTATATACAAAATCTAGAAAAAACAAAGAGCAAACTCATGCTGCCTTCTCAAAAGGAAAGTCATCAAAAATTAATTGATGAAGAAAAGTTTAAGCTTCTTGAATTAAAAAGCCAGAAAAAAGAACTTGTGGGCAAAACAGCCACAGAGTATGCGAATAACCGATCCAACGAAGATTTTTTAAGAAATCTTTTATATAGCGACGAACAAGCTACAAAATTGCTTTTTTCAGACGAAGATTTTGGTGAACTGGATGATAGTGAGCTTTCATCGCTCATGAACTCTTATTATCAGATCATGAATAAATTCTCTGATGAGAATATTCAATATGCTGTTTTGCAAGATTGTTTTAGTTTGTATTTAAGTCACTGCGAAAAGCCTTGGGATTTTTTCGCCAAGCCTTTGATTAAATTTTCGCTATACCAGCTTAAAGTTATTGCTTATGGCAGAATGTTCTTGAATATTTTTCAAAACGTTGACAAAATTCCAGACTCTATTCGCAAAGACCCCAAAGCTCTCATTGATTTTGCTGAAAGCAGCCGAAACAAAGAAAAGCTCTCAAACTCTGCAAAAGACAATTCTGCCACTGCTCTTTTTGGCGCAAAAAAAGAAGATTTGGATTTTGTTGATCCAGAGGCCAAGAAAGTTTCTCTTTCAGAATTATTGAAGAAAAATAACGGGCAATTAAATATGGAACAAATGATGGAAGTTATGGGACAAAAGGTGTAATAACCTTTTAAGGAATAAGGTATGGCTATTAATGTCCCTCTTAACGCACAACTTCAAAACGCTACTCAGTTACAACAGCAGATTCAAAATGCTGTTAACTCTGTTAGAATTAATTTAGGTGGACCAAATGGTGCAAGGGCGCTTAGTTCTTTATCTCAACCTCTTGGTCGTTTAACTGGTCAAGCAGATGAGTTCACAAAGTCTCTTGATGCTGCAAATGCTCGCGTATTAGCTTTCGGCGCAAGTGTTGGTGTTGTTAATGCCGTCACAAATGCTTTCAAAAGCCTTGTTAATTCCACAATTGAAGTGGAGAAAGCTATTACTGCAATCTCTGTTGTTGGCGATCAATTCGCGGGAAAAACAAAAGAACTGAGTCAAGGACTTTTTAGTATTGCAAAAGCTACGGGTCAAAGTTTTGATGAAGTTTCTAAAGCTGCTTTGGAATTTTCAAGACAAGGTTTAGGTTTAGAAGACACTCTTCAAAGAACAAAAGACGCCCTTATATTAACTAGAACTACTGGTTTAGAAACAATAAAATCAGTTGAAGGTTTGAGTGCGGCAATTAGCGCATTTGCAAGAGAAGGTCTTTCGGCTTCTCAAGTTTTAAATAAACTTGCTGCGGTTGACCAATCTTTCAAGGTTTCTTCTGCTGATTTGATACAAGCTTTTGAAAGAACTGGCGCTGCTGCACAACAGGCTGGAGTCACATTTGATGAGTTGGCTGGTATTGTCACTGCTTTACAAGCTGATACATCTCGCGGTGGCGCTGTAATTGGAAACTCCCTTAAAACTATTTTTACACGGTTACAAGATATTGATAAACTACAAAAATTAAAAAATGTTGGCGTCGTTGTTGAGGGTTTACAAGGTCAAATCCTTCCCGTTACACAGATTTTAAAAAATCTTGCGACTGATATTCAAGGTTTTGATAAAATAACCCAAGCTGGCATTTTTAAAGATGTGGCTGGCACATTTCAAATCAACCAATTAATTTCCTTACTTGGAGATTTGGCCAAAAAGCAGAGCGTTTCTGCCGATGCAACAAAAAAATCGGCTGGCGCAACAAATGAAGCTTATATTGCTAACGAGAAATTAAATCAATCTTTAGATGCTATTCTTAATAAAGTAGCCACAACTGGCAAACAATTAGGAAGCTTATTAGGAGAACTGGGATTAACCGATAACCTCAAAGGTCTTTTAGATGGAATTAATTCTTTCTTGGAAGGCGCGAATAATCTTTTACAAGGAGATGATATTGGCTCAAGATTTGCCAAAGGTTTTGTTAAAGGTATTGGTGCTGTGTTAAGCGGCCCTGGTCTTGGAATTTTCTTGGCAATTATTGGTAAACTATCTCTTGATTTGGCAAAGTTTGGCGCTCAAAGTTTAAAAGCATTCTTTGGTATTGGAAAAGCTGCCGCTGATCAAAAGCTAGTGCAAGAATCCATTGTTCAAACTTTGTTAAAAAATCAAAGTGTTTTAAGCTCTATTTTAAATACTCAGGGTGGACAAAATGCACAAGCATTAAAATTCTTAGGGCTTTTAAATCAGCAAGCCGCTGCCATGCAATCTATTCAGGGTTTAGCTGGCGGTATCGCTTCAACAGTTTATGCTGGAGGATACCGTGCAACTGCTGGTGGGTTGCAGCGCAAAGCTGCTGGTGGATATTTGCCAGCACAAGAAGCGTCAGATGTTCGCCGTGGTGTTGGTGGAGCCTCACCAAGTTCAAAAGTTGTTGCTATTCCAAACTTTGCATTTGGTGGCGGCAAACGCGGAACAATGATTGCCAACACAAGCGAATACATTGTTCCTAATTATGCTGGTGGCGGTTCTGCCATTTTTAATCAAGATATGGTGAAAACTATGGGGCTACCTCCAGGAGCTAGGAAGATTTCTGCGGCTGGTGGGTTTATTCCTAATTTTGCAGACGCAACAAACCCTTTGGATGTTTCTCGCAAATATGCGTTAATTGTTAATAAGGCTATTTCTCCTAGAATTGGAGAAACGATTTCTTATAAACCGAAAGGTGGGGAAAGGGTTAGTTATAAGGCAAATATTTATGGTATAGATGTTAATAAAATTAAAAATAATAAAGCTTTTGAAAAATATTTTTCTTCACAAGGTTTAGTAAAAAAATATACAGATTTAGCCATTAAAGATGCTAAAAATTATTCTGAAGCTGTAGTTGGCCAACCAATTTCTCCTGTTTCAATTAATAAGTTAAGTAATGCTGGTTCTATTCCTAGTTTAGTTGGTTCGATTTTTGAAAGTGGAATTTCTGCCGCTATTCAAGACCCACAGTTAATTCAGGCTCAGTTAGAAAGAAGCCCTAATGCTCCTTTTGATTTTGTAGATGTTCCAAAATTAAATGAATTTTTCGGCGTGCCTCAAGGTGTTAGATTTATTGAAGCAAAGTACGATGCATCTAATGACGCCTTAAATAGTTTTGCTTCAAAAATTTTTAAAAATGAATCTGGTATTACCGATGCTTTAAAGCAGCGAGTTCAAAAACTCGCTTCTGGCCGAAGATTGGAAATTAGAAACGATGATGATATTAAAAAATTACAAACTACTTTAGCTCAATCTGGGAGTTTTAATTTTAGAGTCACTGGCACCAGAGTTTCTCCAAACACAATTCAAGCATTTAAAAATGCTGGCGGTATTCAAGTAAATTCATCTTCTGGTTACATTCCCAACTTCGCTTCTTCCGCTCTACAGCAAGCTATTGCTCGCGAAAAAAGCGCTGGTCTTTCAGATTCACAAATCTATGTTGATCAAAGCGCTGCTTTAAAATCACCCATGAACCCAATGGGGTTAATGGTGGCTAATCGAAGAGACGAGCCTGCTGGCGGTTTCCAAGGCATCGCTCGCGCACGCAAGGAAGGCGTGAATCCAAAGCTTTATGGCGCGGCAAATGGATTTGTGCCGAATTATGTTAATTATGGAGCAGGGACCATGCAGTCTGGACAAGGAACGGCGGTTCCTGCGAGTTTAGCAATTTCTAATAATTCAGCTAATCCAGCCCCAGCCCCTGATCCTAAAGTAACTAAAAGTTTTGCCGATGCTGCTGGTAAAATTTTCTTGCTTCAAAGCGCAGTTTCATTTTTAACTGGAGCAGTTGGAGATAGTGAAAGTTCTTTTGCAAAATTAACTCAACAAGTGGGTTCTACCATTGGTAATCTAACTTCTTTGGGATTATTGGGACAGCAAATCTCTCAAACTAATCCTGCTGGAAATTTCGGTAAGTTCATGAAGGGTCTTGGTTTAGCTGGAATTGGTTTTGCAGCAGTAACGGAAGGATTTAAATTAGCTGATTTTGCTATCAAAGAATTTTCTGGAGAAAATCAAAGAGCTGCATTAGCATCTGCCAAGTTAGCTGATGCTTCTGATAAGCTTTCATTAAAATTTGAATCTTTATCCAAAACCAGACAAACTGAATTATCTACTAGGGCTTCTAAAATTTTAGGATCAGCAGGTTATGAAGGATTTTTTAATGGTATCAGCAATATTTTCCGCAGCGAAAAACTAGGCGGTGGAGATATTGGCGCTGATCCAGAAGTGCAAAAATCTATTGCCCAGCTTTTAGCTTTAGGAGCTTCTGCGCAGCAAGTGCAAGGAGTTCTTGAAAGCGGACGAAAATTTGAAGAAGAAAAGGTCTATACTGCTGGCTTTAGCGCGGGTAATGCAAGTCAAGCATCTTATATACGCAAAACGGATGTAACACAAAAATCAGATATTTTAAATAGTTTACAACAAGCCGCAGAAGGCGGTATTGGACAAAAATTAAGCCAACAGCTTAGTAAATTTAGAAATTCTTTGTCTTCTATAGATTTGAGCCTTCCTTCTGGAAGAGGAAAAGCTCAGACAACGGCTGCAAATATTTATGGAGTGAAAAGATTTACTGATCTAAATCCAGAACAGAAAAAATTAATTAAAGAAGAAATTGAAGCCCAGCAAAATTTAAATAAATCAAAACAAGACGAACAAAAAGCCCAAAATGCTATTAATTTTGGTGAACGCTTATCTTTAGAGATTGCAAAACAGAGACTTGATAGAGTTTTTGCTCTTAAGAAAATCAATGAAGAAAGTTTAACATCTCAAGAGCAGTCCTTGCAATATGAATTGGAGACTTTGGATTTATCAAATAAACAAAAGATTATTAAAGAATCTGAGTTAAAAAATCTTGAATTAGAAAGAAAGAAAAGACTAGAGATTTTAGCCGCTACAGAAGAAGTTGTCAATAAAGCTTCTCAAGGAGGCTTAAGTGTTAATGTTGGCGATCTAGATAAATTAACTGAATTCCTTAAAGGGAATTTGGGTAAAATCGAAGGCTCGCAACTTTCTAAACAGATACAAGATACTTTTAAAATTGGTAAAGATCAGGCCGATAATTTAATTAAATCTTTAAAAGAGCAAACAGTATCTATAGAAGATAGCACTCAAGCTCAAAAAGATTTAAATAATGAACAAACAACTTTTAAGTTAAGAATTGATAATACTAATCAATCTTTACAAGATCAATTATCAACATTTCAAAGAATTGCTCAAACAGCACAATCAGTTGCTGGTTTAAATATTTCTTTTGGCAATTTAGATATTGGCAAAAATGAATCTGAAATCAGCCGTCTTCAAGCTCTCAGCAGCAATCCAAATTTGACTACCGATCAAAAAGAAAATATTGATAAACAGGTTATTAGTTTGCAAAAAGCTAATAACGAAATTAAGAAACGCAATGAATTGGAAAGTTTTCAAGCAAAGCAGGCTGAATTATCAAGCCAAATTCTTAAAGAAAGAGCTAGTCTTGAAAAGACGACAGACCAAACAAAAAAACAAGAGATAAATAATAATATTGATGCGTTAATTAGGCAAACCAAAGAAACAGAAAATAATTTTAATGCTTCTAAAATTGCTATTGATGCCAATACCCTATCTCTAACCTTGCAAGAACAGCAGATTGGTAAAGTTATTGGCGCTTATGCATCTCTCAATAATCAGCTACTAGCTTTTCGTAGGGGCGCTGGAGAAAGAGTTGCTGGCGCACAATTAGAGGCTCTTGGAGCAACTGACATCAATTCTCTTGCCAAAGCTGGAATCAAAACTGATGTAGAGGCAAATGCCTCTGGAATCAAAGACAATGCTGAATACTATAAAACCATTCAAGAGCAAACTAGACTCCGCGAAATTCAATTTGATCTCGCCACTGCCGAGAGCGAAGTTCGTCGCCGCGAATTACAATATGAATTAAAATATACTCAAGAGATCATTGATTTAAAAAACAAAGGGGCAACTGAACAAGAACTCATTGACGCTAGAAACCGCCAAATCTTAGAACAAAGAAGTGGTAGAAGAGGCTTTGAAAAAGGCTTGGATACTATTCAAGAGCGCATTGATAATTACCGCAGTACTCTTGGTGAAGAGATTCCGAACTTGTTCTCTTCTAATCTTGCCCAAGGATTGAACGACGCAATCAGTGGTGCAAAATCTCTTAAAGAGGCTCTCACTGATGCTGCCACAAGTTTCTTCCAAGAAATTACTAGAAAAAATATCTCTAATCTTGCTGATTTAGTAACTTCTGGTTTTGGAAGCTTTGCAAAATCGGGAGTGCAAGCATTGGGTTTTGCTTCTGGTGGTTTAATCAAAGGCGGTTCTGGCACCAAAGATGATGTGCCAGCAATGCTCATGGGCGGAGAATATGTCATGAAAAAATCCGCCGTAAATAAATACGGCAAAGGATTCCTAGACGCTCTTAATAACGGCAAAATGCGCGGCTATGCCACTGGCGGTTTAGTTGATCCACAAACATTCCCAACACAAACTGGTCGCGGCGGATTCTTCACTCCTGGCGATTACGGTCAAGGCGCAATCACTGGCAAAAACGAACTTCTCACTTTTGCGACTCAAAGTTTTACTGGTGGTCAATACGATTACATGGGCGGCTTCGGCATGGGCGGAGCAACCATTGGTTTAGAATCAGAAAGCGCTCGACTCTCCTCTTTTGGCCGCGAAAACTCTCCAATGTTTGAGAGAGTTCAGCAGTCAAAAGATGAAGCATTCAAGGTTTATCTAGAAGGCTTACAAAAAGAAAAAGAATATGCTGAACTATTAGACCAAATCGCTCAAAACGAGAAAGCTCGCAAGAAGCAATTACAAGCTGCAATCATTTCAGCCGTTGTAAGTACTGCTCTTAGTGCTGTTGGAACTAGAGGTAAAACAGGGACAAAAAATTCAATCGCTGGCGCAGCAGCTTCGGCTGGCGAAGCTGGATTAAGTTTTGGGCAAAAACTTAAGGCTGGTACCAGTGGATTTTTTAAAGGAATTTTTACTTCATCTGGAAACAAACTAACAGACGCAGCAAAAGACTATTTTAAATCAAAAACTTTAGAAAAAAATTTTAGAAATGATGGTTTCTATAATCCATATCCATCATCAAGATCAAATACAGGCTCTTTAGCTTTACCAAATAAACTAGGTAGCGTAAGTGGCATTGATTATCTTCTTCCACGAAGAGCTTCTGGTGGTTTAATTTCTGGCGGCTCTAATATTCGTGACGATGTTCCAACAATGCTTACTGGTGGAGAGTTTGTTCTCAACAATCGCGCCACTCAACGCATTGGCCTACAAAATCTCAATAAGCTAAACAATGGTCAATCAGTTAGCGGCGAAGGCGCTTCTGCTGAAATGACTCAAGCTTTGATTTCAAAACTTGATGAACTCATTCAAGCCACTCAAAACTCTTCCAGCGAAAACGTTGTGGTCAATGTTTCCTCGAATGAAACTGGCGGACAAAACCAAGAAAATCCTGCTGGAGCAGAAAAAGAATTGCACAAGAAAATCCGCCAAGCTGTACTCGATGTTATCGCTCAAGAAAAACGACTAGGAGGTTCACTTGAAAAATCACGATGAGCACGGATCGTTCACAATCAGTTCAACCATACGATCAAGTTTTTGTGGTTAATGGCTATCAACTTTCTGGAGTTGACAGCATTAGCATTAATTATAGCGTCCCATTAGAAAACTCTTTAACATTAGGATCAACTTATGGATACAATCTTAACAACCCTGTCCAAGCCGAAATATCTTTACAACGCAGCATGTTGTACCAAGACCCGCTTTTGGCTTTTACTGGCGATTCTAGTTTTTCTGGTAGTTTAAGTTATAATGGAAAATCTTACGGATTCACCAAAGGTTTCTTAAACCGATATGGAATTTCTTGCACGGTTGGTGAGATACCAACAATTTCTTGCAGTATTTCTGTTTATGGAGAATTAAAACCGTCGCTTGAAGTTCTAAAAACACAAGAGCATCCTAGTATTTTTATTCCAAGTCCAAGATCAATTTCTGTTTCTGGAGATAACACATCAAACAATAGAGTAAAAAGTTTCTCGTTTGAGTATTCAATTAATCGCCAGCCAATTTTCTCAATTGATAGCGCGAAAGAAGTTGATGAAGTGGTATTTTTGCCACCAGTTAATGTTTCAGCTTCTTTGACTTTTGATGCTGTTAATTTGACTCCAGAAAATGCTGATTTCTTTTTAGAAAGCGCACAAAATAAAAATTTTGACATTTCGGTTAAAGATAGAGATAATAATAATGAAATTGTTCATCTCACAATTCCAAACATTCAAGAAATTTCACAAGAACTATCTTCTAGCTCAGATAGCTCTTTGACTATTGTTAATAATTATATAGGATTTTTAGAATGAATTTATTTTACAATAGAGACAGAAACATTACGGGAGCAACCACTCTCCCGTCGTTTAATTTTAGCCCGAATTACGGCTCAACAATTTCTTTCTCTTGCAAAAAAAATAAGTATATGTATAACAACAATACTTTTGCGCTCATGCCAACAACATTAAATAATATTGTTGCTACTTGTGATTTTAATTTCACAGTTAATGAAAATGATGCAAAAAACATTTTAAACTTTTTTGAAAGTCAAAGCGGAACAGGAGCTTTTGCCGTTAATGATGATTCTAATGTTTATCGTCCCTTGGTTGGCTTTGCTGATGGTTTTAATGTGTCCATGACACATAATAATCAATACAATATTGCTCTTAATTTTTCAGTCGAAAGAAATTCTAGTATTCTAAACTGGAGCGGAATGTCTTTTGTAAACTATGATTTTGTTAACTGGGAAACTGGGCAATTTTATCAAAAATATCAACCTGTTTATTTTGAAATTCAGGCTCAGAATAAATTAGTTAATTTTTATTACGTTACAGAAGATCATGTTAGTTCGGCTGATAATGCGCCACCCAATACTGGCTACTGGACACAATCTTTATTTTACGAAAATGAATTGGGACTAAGTGTTGATACAAAGCCAACAGTGTCTAGAAATGAATTCAAGAATTCTTTCACTCAAAGAGTTAAAGACAGCGATAACATTCATGCCTTTCAAGGCTTGCAATTGACTTATAAAAATGTTTCTGATTTTAAATTGAAGTCTTTGCTTCACTTTGTTGAAAGTTCTCTTGGTTATAAACGTTTTCAATTTAATTCGCCTAAAATTTATAATCGTCCAAAACTATTTTATGTTGATAGTTGGCAGCACTCTTGGAATTATAAAGACTCTCACACTTTAACAATTTCTATTGTTGAAGACCCTCTTGGAATTAAAACACAAGATGATATTCCTGCAATTATTATTGGTCAAAGCCCAAGTTCATCAAGCTTGTCATTTTATGCTGATCCAAAATCATCAGCTTATGTAATTGATGTTTCTGGCGTTAAAGAAGCAAAAGTGATTGGTGCGCAACAAATCAATTGGGGAAGCTATTCTCCAAAAAATTTAAAAATTTATCGCGAACTAGATCAGTTGTCTATTTATGATCAAAACGTTCAGTCAGTCATTTTTTATCCTCGATGTGCGGTGTCTGATTGCGATCTTTCCGTAAATCAAATTACGAATGTTTCTTTTGAGGGTGGTAAAGACGTTGAGAGTTTAAACTTGCGAGCCAATAGTCTCACTTCATTTAATGCAGATGGCGTTTCTGGATTAAAGAATTTAAATTTAGAAAGCAACAATCTTTCTTCAATTAGCATCAGTGGTTGCAATTATTTGACTGGTTTAAATTTAAATGAAAATCAAATCTCGCAAAGTAGTTTTTCAACCGCATTGGTTGATTTAGCTCTAGGCTCTGGAGTGAGTGGAAATATTTCAGTATTGGGTGATATTAGCTTTTATCAAGCGAATCCAACTCCGCAATCTGGACAAGATTATTATTGCGTTTCATCTTTAGACTATAGAAATTGGACACAATCATATAAAAATTTAACACTTCCAATTCAACCAACAGGTTTTGTGGGCAACGACGTATTTACAGTTTGGCTCAGAGATGCTTTCTTCTCAGCGGAGACTAATGCATATTCGGCCTTGTGGCAGTCTAGCCAAGATTCTTATGAAGTTATTCAAAACTATACTCCCAATCCTTCTTGGTGGGCGTCTTTAAATTCTGATCAATTCTATAAAAGGCCAGCGTATTTATTTAATAATAGTTTATTGACTGGTGGAGCAATCAACAATACTGGAGATTATTTATCAGCTTTTGTTGTGGCAAAATTTGACAACAGTGGCGACCAATGCATTTTGAATTTTTCCTCAAGTAAAAATTATGGATTATTCTATAGCGGAGGAACAGTTTCATTTAGAGATGGTTCAAATGTTCATATTTTAACGGGGAATGTTGGAACAGAAGATTATCGCTCCATTGGATTTATTCGCAACTCCACACATTTTACTGGCTATTTAAATGGTGTCGTTGGCAATTCTGGAACTCTTTCTGCTAGTGATTTAAATTCAATCAAGCTTTCTGTTGGTGGAGCAGAAGGCGCAACACCAAAATATTTTGCAGGTAACTTGGGTGAGGTTTTAGTATTTTCTCAAAATACACCATTCAATTTAGACTCTAGTTTTCATAAACCATTTAATGCTCGATTTGGAATATTTGTACCATGATTATTAAAAGTAATTCAATCATTCTAGCTTCTGATTTAAGCCCTGCTTTTCAAGCAGTTGGAGATTTTGCGCCATATAAAAGAGGTTTGTTTCCAATTGCTTTTGTTGATAATCTTGCGTTTGATGTTCAAGGCAATCGCATCCGTTCAAAACAAATTGGAGGTCAAGAATTCTCAGTGGAGAGCTTGGCTTTTTCGCCAACTGTTTCTCTTTCTTTTGATTACGTTTCTTCGCTCACATTCGACAACGAAAACTTGCTTGGAATGTTTTTTAAAGGATGGGGAGATTTCCAATCCATCTTTAAAGGAAGCAATGGCCAATCATGCAATCTTTATTTTATTCTGAGTGATCTTTTTGGGCTTGATTTAATTTACCAAATTAAAAATCGTGGCAACTTAAATGGTTTCGAAATGATTTCTTTTGGTAACTGCACTCTCAGCAATTATAACTTAGCAATTGCAGCAGCGAGTCTTCCAAAAACTTCAATTCAAATGGAAGCTGTCAACATGGAGATGCAAGTTGTTTCTTCTGATTTAATCAATGTTCCTGCTATTAATTTAAGTGTTGGAAATAAAAATGGCGCGGCTCAGTTAAAAATTAATAATTCTGAATTTCTTACTAATCTTAGCTCTTTAAATACTTCAGCAACGGGTCAACCAATTTTGCCAACATATAAAACAACAGCGTTCAATATCATTACTGAGAATCCAGAAGTTCCATCCATACAAATCTCTCCTTGGGCAGATGCAGCAATCTCTTCTATTGGCTTGTCAATTGGAATTGAGCGCGAATCTAGTTATGGATTTGGCAGTGACTTTATTTATGATAAAAAAATTAAGTTTCCTATTGTCGGAAATTTAAATATTTCAGCAACAGCTTTGGCGCTTAATTCTGGAGTCGCAATTCTCACTGGAGCAATGAGAAATGAGCCATCATACTCTCTTGAGCTTCAGTTTATTGACCCTAATGAATTAAAATATGTTGGTCAATCAATTGAAACTCTTTCTGGCTATGCAGATGAAAATTACAGTGGTTTTTTAACTAACAATAAATATTTAAAAATCAATAACGCAAAACTTGAATCACATAGTCACAATATTGACTATTCTTCCAACTTAACTGTCGAATTTGGTTTTTCATTCTCCTGTAATGAGCAAAATGGATTGCAAATGAAATGGGGCCAAAGATCAGAAAAAGAAGGCGCTCAATTATTCACTTATGAGGGATTAAAATTACAGTCTAGCGATGGTGATAAAATTGATCTTGATAATTATTTATATTTTAATGATTCAGATTCTCCAATTTTACCTGAAATTTGCGCCAGTCCAGGATTGTCAAAAGACGGCTTGCTTCTTCTAACGAGAGATAATACGGCGAATTTTATTAATTATTGTAATATTCCTTCACCCACGCCTACCCCACCACCTACGCCGACGCCTACGCCTACGCCTACGCCGACGCCTACGCCTACGCCGACGCCTACCCCACCACCTACGCCGACGCCTACGCCGACGCCTACCCCACCACCTACGCCGACGCCTACCCCACCACCTACGCCTACACCTACGCCGACGCCTACACCTACACCTACACCTACACCTACGCCGACGCCTACGCCTACGCCTACACCTACGCCGACGCCTACGCCTACGCCGACGCCTACGCCTACGCCTACACCTACGCCTACGCCTACGCCGACGCCGACGCCGACGCCTTCAATTGGTCCATTTAGTTTTATAGCTTCTACTGGTTACTATGACGCGCCATTTGGCAATATTTCTTGGACTTCTGCCTCTAATGCCACTGGTTATAGTGTTTATCGTTCAGAAGACAGCGATACTTATACTGAAATATTTAATGGAGCAGGAAATTCCTATGAGGACTATGCAGTTCTTGGCGGCGGAAATTATTACTGGTATAATGTAGCTGCATTTAGTGGCGTTTACATCTCTAGTGGCTCCTCTCAAATAGTTTATTTCCCATAATATGACTGCTTATTTTGATTATCCAACAATTAAAATTTCATGTTCTTCCGAAGTTTTTAAATCAGAGGACGGAGAATTTTATAGTTTTTTATATTCTGGAGGTGAATACACTGATGCTAATTTATGCATTCCTTCAGAAACGGAAAATTCAAATTATTACTTTTATTCTGGCGAATCTCAAATTTGCACAGTTGAAGTAAAAAATCCGCTCTATAAAGTGTAACATTATATATGGCCGCAGGAACATACAATTTAACAGGTTCAAACGCAATCGAGAGAGGAGCTTGCTATGCTTATTCTATTGATTTGAGCACTTCAAGTGGAGAATATAATCTCTCTGGCTATGGTGTGTCTGGATATTTGCGTCGTAAATGGGACGGTTCTTTTGGCCCAAACTGGACAGCTTCTATTTTAAACACAGGTTCAGGAATTATTAATTTAGAATTAGATGGCGCTCGAACATCACAATTGTCTTATGATGCTTATGAGCAAGAAATCTTTATCTATCCTCCAAATAACGGATGTCCAGTAAGAATAATTAAAGGAAATGTGGACGTTCAGGGAGGAGGGTTTAAATAATGGCTGCTGATATTTCTGTTGTAATTAATCCGCCAGAACAAATTAATGTTGATGTTCAATCGCAACCAAATCAATTTGATTTATTAATTGGTGATGGAATTCCGAAACACGCAGAAACTCATGCGCCAGGAGGGAGCGATTCTCTCTCTGCATATTATGTAACAGGTTCGGTAGTTCGCCCAAGCGATACTGGAAATTTTATTACAACTTCTCAAACGGGTAGATTTGTTGGAACTGGACAAACTGGATATTATACTGGGATTTTTTATCCTTATTCATCTAATCCTAATGGGTATGTACAAGGCGCTGTTGTTCGCCCGTCAAATACTGGAAATTTTGTAGATAAAACTAGCGTTCAAACAATCTCTAATAAATATTTTACTACAACATCATTTGTTAATAATTTAAATCCTACAGGAATAATTATTAGTGGCGTTTTAAATGGAAATTATACCGAGCCATCTTTAATTGTATTTACGTCTCCTCTAAGTGAAAAAAAATCTACAATTCAAGCGGGCGGAGAAGATGGAACGCTCATATTTACTACAGATGAAGGTTCAATTACTCTTGAGTCTATAAGTAAAAATTATCCTATTTATTTAAATGGAAACGTTGAAGGTTCTCAATACGCTATTTTTCAATCTGGAGTTTCTGGAAATAATTTAGTTTATAACGTTTCTAACCAAACAATTTCAGGAATTAAAAGCTTTGTTTCTAGACCAACAGTTGGCGGAACTGGAGTTTTATTAAGTGGGGAAATTTCAGTAGTTAATACTGGTTCATTAACTGGCGCTTTTTATCCTTTAAATTCTAATCCAAGCGGTTATATTACTGGAGTTGACTTAAGCAATTATGTTACTAAATCATCTACTGGTAATTTCGTAACCACTGGTCAAACTGGTTCTTTTATTGTTTCGTCTCAAACTGGCCAGTTTGTATCTACTGGCGCTACTGGAAATTTTGTTACTGGCAACGTTGTTCGCCCTTCTGAAACTGGTTCTTTTATTGTTTCTTCTCAAACAGGACAATTTGTTTCCACGGGAGCTACTGGTAATTTTGTTACTGGTTCTGTGGTGCGTCCGAGCGAAACAGGAAATTTTATTACAACCGCGCAAACTGGCCAATTCGTTTGGACAGGAGCAACTGGTTCATTTGTTGTTTCATCACAAACAGGAGCTTTGTTGACTACTGGTGCGGCTGATGGTCGCTACGCTCTTCAATCTGCTACTGGAGCTTTTATTACAACTGGTCAAACAGGAGCGTTCGCTGCTTCTGCACTCACAGGAGCGTTTTTGACCACTGGTGCGGCGGATGCCCGTTACTATACTTTGTCTAATGGTCAAAGCATTAGTGGCTTTGCAACTACTGGATTTAATGACGCCATTACTGGCATGACTATTACTGGTGATGCTACAAAAGTTATTACTTTGTTTCAGAGAGGTGGAGCAACTATTACTGGGTCATTTACCGATAATACTGGAAGCGGCGGTGGAAGCGTTAATGTAAATGACTCTAATTTAATTATTTCAATTTCAATGTTCGCATAATATGCCTTCTTATTCAAAAATTCCACTATCTCAAACTGCAATTGGCGCAGGTATTTTATTGACTTCCTCTGGTGCCCCAGGCGTCCAACTACACGCCACTCAAAACAATGCCACTGACCTTGATGAAATTTGGTTGTATGCTAATAATACTGGAGCTTCTGATGCTCTTTTAACTGTGTATTGGGGTTTAACTGGCGCAACAAACATTATTGGCCCAATTAATGTTCAAGCTTATGCTGGTCCAACACTAGTATCTCCTGGTCTTGTTTTAGAGGGAAGCGGATCAACTGCTAGCGTTGTTTATGGTTCGAGTTCTGTGCCAAGTGGAATAAACATCTATGGCTACGTTAATAGAATTACTGCATAATTATGAGCATTCGTTACGGACAAAAAATATCAAATTTTGCAGATAAACAAGTTTCATCTGCGTTCAATGGTTTTAATAGAAATATTAGACCCAAACTGCCAAATATAGGTCCTAATGCTCCAACATACACAAGACCCAGTGACTACATTGCTATTCCTAGTATCAGCAGTTCAGAGCAAAAGGTAGCATTGTTAATTTCTGTATTTGATAACAACTCAAACTTTTTAGCATTTACTGTGTCGGGAAACTACACAGTAGATTGGGGTGATGGTGTAATAGAAAATTTCTCAGCAGGTGTAGCTGCTACTCATGTATATAATTATTCAACATTCGACCCAACCAATTCAACCTTAACATCACAGGGATTTAAACAAGCGTTGCTTATAATTACACCGCAAGCAGGACAAAATTTAACATCATTAAATTTTCAAACAAGACACCCATCAGTTAATGTTAATACTCACTATACTCAACCCATAGTAGAGTTTTATATTTCTTGTCCTAGTTTAACATCTTTGACAATAGGCACAATTAATAGTGCCACTACTGTTTATGCAAGATTAGCCGAATATGCCAATCTAATAAATGTAGGCAATGTATCTAGCCTTGGTGGTTGTTTCAGAACCATGGGTATAAAAAAGTGCGATATTGGTAAAACAAGCGCATTATTAACTGACATGAACAGTATGTTTAATAGTTGCGCTGCTTTACAGGCTGTAACATTTAGTAGTGAAACAAATACATCAAACCTAGCAAGCATGTTTGCCATGTTTACTAGTTGCTACTCATTAACATCAGTTCCTTTTTTTGATACTGCAAATGTCACTAACATGGCTGGCACTTTTATTAACTGTTGGTCCTTAACTAGCATACCTGCTTTTAATACGGCAAAAGTTACAAGCATGGCGTCAACATTTAACGGGTGTTATAATATTACATCTATTCCTCTGTTTAATACAGCCGCAGTAACAACCATGGCCTCCATGTTTTTAAATTGTTACAGCTTGGAATCAGTGCCTCTGTTTAACACAAGGGCAGTCACTGATATGTCTAGTATGTTTCAGGGTTGCGTTTCATTAGCAAACGTTCCGATGTTCAACACAGCGTCAGTAACAACCATGGCTAATATGTTTAATGGCTGCGCTTCTTTAACAACTGTTCCTCTGTTTAATACAGTCGCAGTAACAACCATGGCACAGATGTTTACAAGTTGCACATCTTTAGCGACAGTTCCTCTGTTTAATACTGCGAATGTTACGAGCATGGTTTCTATGTTTCAGAGTTGTGGAGGACTGACAAGTGTTCCGCTATTCAACACAATAAAAGTAACAACAATGGCTAGTATGTTTAATCTTTGCTCTTCATTGACTGATGTTCCTCTTTTCAATACAGTAGCAGTAACAACCATGGCTAACATGTTTACAAGTTGCGCTTCGCTCAAAACAGTTCCTCTGTTTAATACAGCCGCAGTAACAACCATGGCACAGATGTTTCAAAGCTGCTCATCTTTAGTTACAGTTCCTCTGTTTAATACAGCAGCAGTGACAACCATGGCTGCTATGTTTAGATACTGCTCTAATCTACAATCCTTACCATTATTTAATACTGCTGCTAATACTAATATAGCAACTACATTTCAAGATTGTTTTTCATTGAGAGAAATTCCTGCATTTAACACAGCAGCAGTTACTCAAATTGCCACTGCTTTTTCTGGAAGCGGAATAAGAACAATTCCAGCATTCAATTTTTCTGCTGTGACTGGTGTTAATTCTAATGTATTTGAACGTTGCTTTAGTTTAGTCAGTGTGCCTAATATATCTTTGAGTGGTGTGACTGATTTTGTAAATATGTTTGCGACTTGTCACAGTTTGGCATCTGTTGGTTTTACAGGCATGAGATATAGCATAAGTTTTACGGCTTGTAACCTTTCCAAAGAAGCACTGGAAACTATATTTACAAACCTGGGAACAGCGCAGGCAGGGGCGACCAGAACATTAACATTAACAAACAATTGGGGAGCGCCTACGCCAGTTTCTTTAACTGGAACACCAACCGCTGGCTCTACAACAATCACAATGGCGAATACCACGGGATTAGCCACGGGTATGCAGGTTACTGGAATCAACACAAGTCTTACCACTGGACGAGCAGTAACATTTACAGATGCAGGCGATTTGGTGAATCTAACCGCTCACGGCTTGAGTAATGGCGACGAAGTTTCTTTCTCTGTTATCACCACAACAACAGGCATTGTGATCAATACAATTTATTTTGTTGTTAATGCAACCGCTGATAATTTTCAATTGGCTAGTACACTAGGCGGATCAGCTTTACCATTAACCACCAATGGCTCTGGAACCATCATATACAATTCAACCATTGTTAGTATTACACCCAATACAAGTGTAACAATGTCAAGACCCATGGCTGGTGGATCAGCGCAGACGCTATCTTTTCGTCAATTAGGTACATACAAAGCTATTTTAAAAGGTTTCACAGTATCAGGATAATTTTATGAACAACTCAGGATTTTACAAAAAAGATGAAACACAAATTTTATTTGCTCCTAATATTGTAGAGGGAGCAAATTATGTATTAGTTGCAGAGGATAAAGACACCTATGATTACCCTGTTGATGGGTGGATTTGGGCAAATTCTCTAGATGACGCAATCTCATATTTTGCCAATAACTCTAGTAATGCTATTGCGCCATTTGACGTACAACCAGAAAATTATAAACTCGCTGCTAATAAAGAAGATGAAGCTGAATTTGGAAAATTAATCGCTCTTTTGAATTTGTCTTTGCAGCAAAATAGAATTTTACCAACAACAGAAATCACAATTTGGGATTACATCAAAATGCCACACTCTATCACAGTGCAAAGATTTTTAGAAATTATGGTTGACTACGGTTTTTATTGTTACCAACAAAGGTCTTAATTAATCCAATCTCTTTCGTTCAAAGGGTAAAAGAGAGTTAATTCTTCACCAACTCTTATATTTCTTGCGGCGAAATAAACGTCCGCATTTTCGTCATGAATTAAATTTGGCGCATCAGAATGATTGACGTAAAAACTCAAATCTATTTGGTCTAAAAATCCATCAATAAAAAAACCGTCTTTATTGGAGTGACAGATATATCGGATATAATCTAAGACATTGTTTGATGTATCTGACAATTCTTCCCAACGAATAAAATAATTTTTTCCTCTAGGGCCGAATAAAGGATAGTCTTTTGGAATTTCTGAAAGGGCGAAAACTCCAATTCCAGCATTGGGGATTTGAGAAACTCCTAATTTACATTGTGGCAGTTTCAGGTTCTGGATGATTGATTGGCGCATCGGAAAATTCAGTGATGTAACTATAGTCTGTAAATTTGGTTCTTTTATTTTCTACAGAATAAACATTTAAGTCAATTTTATATCCTGGGTTTTTATTAATCGGTTCTTTAACCCAAGCATCATCGTGCCAGATGATGCGATTGTTTGGATAAGCATAAAAATTGCCGTTATCCATTTTAAAGAAATGAGCGCATTTATGCTCTGGAGTTTCGCTAAAATTAGTGTCTAAAATGCTTTTATTTTCCCAACTCCAATCAAGAGTAAAGAGGTATTCACCAACTTCTTTGGTGTTGGATGGCGTGATGAGTTTTGCTCGCAATCCTTTGAGCCTCTGACGCACTTGAACGTCAACGTAGGGACTGAAGCAGTCCCAATACATTGCGTGCTCAAGAGGCACTGGATCGCAAGGTTTCCAGCAAAACGCCGTGATTGGTCGCCGCGTCCAGTTTACGCCGTTGTCTAAATAAGCTTCAAAAAGCGGCACTCTTTTTTCAATTGAAGCAACTGAATGAACATCTGCTGCGGTGTATTCGCCGTGCCCTTTTTCGTGATTAAACAAGTATTCGTTACGGATTAAGCAAGTGATTGTGGGAACGTTGTGATTTAGATAGGCCATGATCAAACATTGCTCCAAGGACCAGATGCAGAGGATAGCCCCAAGCCTGTTCCTGTGGTTAATTGAGTTACTCTCATATTGAATTGAGAACCAGTTACGGCCTCTGGAGTAGGCATTGTTTCGCCAGGATTGATTCGGAAGAATGGTTGAACTTTGGTTAATCCAGTAATTGTTACTACGCAATCAAATGTAAAATATTTATTAAATTTGCTATCTACAGACGAGTCAATTCCTAAATCGCCATCTGCATAAGTTGCATTAGCTCCGCTTTGGAATACGGCAGATGTTGATGAATCTCCAGTAATCAATCGAGAAAAAGCATTTTCATAAAAGTTAGTATAAGCATATACACTTTTAGATACAAGGCCCAATCTTTGAGTGAAATTATTGGCGTTACCAGTGATTCCCATCCAGATAGCTCTTTGAGTTCCTCCTTTATCCAATCTAGTATTATAATTAATATGGTAAGTTCCAGTATTTAAATAAATACCAGTGACCCCAAGCAATAAACTTGTTGTTCCAGTCCAAGAATTGCCAAAGAAATAATTTAACGGAGAAACGTATGAATAAACTGGATTCAATGATGTTCTATTTGGCGATCCAGTAGTTTCATTAGTAAAATAAAATCTACCATCACTACCGTATTCAATTGCTCCGCCAGAAGCATTGGTTGTTAAATTACGATTTAATACTAGCGCTGGTGCAGAAGAAGTGCCGCTAGCGCTAACGCCACTTGTAATTGCTGCACTACCAGTAAAAACTGCGTTGCCGCTAAATAAAGAGTTTCCAATTACAGCGAAACTTCCAGTATTTCTCGTTTCACCAATTAAAACTGTTGATCCTGAATGATTAAAACTACCAGTATGAATAATATCGCCAGCAATGGCGTGTTGAGCGCCCGTGATACTACAACTTCCAGTTATATTAGTTACTCCGCTAACTCCAAAATCAGAAATGATATTAAATTTAGCGCTGTTGCCTGAAAAATTGAAAGCTGCACTAGTGGCATTGATAGAAACATTTCCTTTAAAAGAAGCGTCTCCAGTTTGATTGAAGGTTCCTGTATGGTTCCAACCCCCTGTTGAAAATAAAGAGCCAGATTGAGTAAAGGAACCAAAGAAGCTAGAATTTCCTGTTTGCGAAAAATTGCCAGAAAATGTTTTATTTCCAGTAGCAGTAATGGTGCCATTGAAAATGCTATTGCCAGTTACATTTAAACTTCCACTAAAAGTATTTGTTCCAGCAGAGCTAATATCGCCGCTAAAATTAGCAGAGTTTAAATTTGTTGTTCCAGACAGAGTAACATTATTACCCGTGGAATTATTGAGTGTGGAAGCTGGAATTGTGGCATTTAATGTTCCTAAAACAGTTACATTTTGAAACACTCCATTAAATCCAGAAACCCCACTAAACCAACCTGTTTTAAAACGATTGGATTGACTGCCCAAATCAACACTAACATTTCCAGTTGGAAGGGCTGTTTGGATTGCATTTAATTGTGTTGGAGCGCCTAAAATCGCGCCACTAGAAAATACAGCTTGATTCGTGAATGTCTTGACGCCACCAATAGTTTGATCGCCAGTGGTTCGAGCTAATCCTGTGCCACCTAAAACAAGACCAGAATAAGCTGCTGTAACAGCTTGATCAATTTGCTGAGCGGAGTTTTGAAGAACGTAAGTTGCCATATTTTCCTTTTACCTTTAATATCATTACACTAATCCAAGAGAATCGCCCTTGCGAACATCGTCCCAAGAAGCTTGGCCTTTGTTTTTCATTCTGCGCTTGAATTGGGAATAACAAACTGCGGCTCTTTGTTTTTGATCTTTATAGTCTTTTTGAACCATATCATCCGCCATACAGCGGCTAACAAATTCTTGTTCTGTTTCTGATTTTTTTTTAGTAGGTAGGGGCATATTAATAATTACACTAAAATTATTCTTTATATTGGAAATCAAAACCATAAATTGTTTTTCTTTTATATTTTGTCAAAACTTGTTGGATGCCAATCTCTGAAAATCCAGTTTTTTCAGAAGCTTCTTTAATTCCAAAGAATTCATTAATAATATTGCCGTTTTGATCTATTTGCATAATTTTTCTTTTATTGCTATCGCTTATTTTTTGCTTATGTCGCTCGTTAAATTTTTTATTTTCCCAAAATTTACAATTATTTTCGCTCATTTTCTTTCTATGTTCTGCTGAAAATTTTTTTCCTAACCAATGTTTTTTATGATTAGTAGAAATTTTACGCTTAGTTTCTTCGTCCCTTATTAGTCTATCCGCTCTTATTTCTAAATTATAACCTTTATTTTGTTTGCAAGCATCAAAAAAATCAATCCAAAACTGTTCTTTCTCAATTAAAACATTTTCTGAACAGATTTCTAAAACAGAAAAGAAAAAATTCTCTTCTCCATATTTATTGAAGGCGTTTTGTAATTTATTATTACTATGCTTATTTGCTCTTAAGCAAGAAAAGTGCTGATTTCTCCTGTGTCTCATTTTATTACTGGAACCTATATATACAAGTCCATTAATAATATTTTTGATCATGTAAACACCTGAAGACAGTGGTATTTTTCCTTTTTGGATAGACATTAATTAAATTACACTTTCTACGAAAAATTCAGCTATTGGTTTTAGTTTTTTATCGAAACTAGGGAGTTGATAAAAGGCGTCATAGTTTTTGCTAAACTTAATAGCGCAATTTAATACTTTGTTCTTTTTATGAGCTTTTAAAACATAGACTTCTTTTAAATACTCAACCATAATCTTCAAAAGATTAAAGTAGCCAGAGAAAGTTTTCATTTTTCTAAGGTATTGAGGGTCTATTTGTTTTTTTGAAAATTGACAGTATTTTTCTAGCATCTTATCTTCAAAAGCTTCATCGAAGAAAAATTCATATCTAAGAGATAAAATATCCAAGATAGAGTCTCCCTTGTAGGCATTTTCCCAATTGATAGCATGAATGTAATCGCCTAAAATCAACATAGTAGATTGATTCAAGTTGCCGTGACATAGTTCGCCCGCGTCAAGATTAACTAGGTTTTTCTTATTTTTGAGAATGTTTTGAATGTATAGAATTTCTTCTGATAAGATTTTTTTGAGTTGATGATGGTTTTTTAACCAATCAATTTCTGCATCTGGAACTTTAAAAATATCAAAATTTAAATATTCATCCAAGTAATCAGACATTAGAGGAATTTCATCAACAATTTGAAATTGAGATAGTCTATTTAAAAAGAATGGAACAGCATAGTCTTGATCTACTATAGACGCAATGCCAGCGCTTGCGATATTTGGCATGGGCAAATATCCAGTGATTAAATATTCAACAGAATTATCTATCCCATAAGCTATGGGATAAGCGCTTATTTTTTTGCTTATATTCTTTTGCAAAATATCAAATTCTTTTTTAAAGCCAGAAGATGCAGTATCCAAAGATAGTTTTATACAAAACTTCCCTAAAGAAGTTTTCACGCAAAAAATATCATTATTAATATTAGCGTCAATAAAATCAATTTGATGAATTTTACCAAGTTCTTTTTCGGCAAATAGTTTTTCAATTAAAACTTTTTCATTTTCATAAACTTCTTGTTGGCGAGAAAAAATATAAACTTTTTCATTGAAAAGATTAGCGACTCTTGGCATATCTATAATAAAAAGAAACCCCTCGAATTCGAGGGGTTTCTAATTCATGTTTCTTACATTAAGCGATCACCTTACTGCCTTGACGGTAGCCAGCCAAGCTACTCTTGGCTAGAGTAAGGTTTTCATCGCGATTCCGATCATATACGCGCACATACTTAGGAGTTTCAGAGACAAAACGACCATTCACGGAATTACCTTGAGTGGTAGTCAGACCGAAGAAACGGCCACGGCTAGAGCGCATTGCGCTAACAATCTTATTAGTTTGAGTATTCATTGCTCAGTAATTACGTTCTCGTTATTCAAATATTACTTCAGCGTTAGAGATTTTTGCGGAAATTTCTGGCTTGGAATTTTGCAGCATAAATTTGGCCAATGGGACTTCCAAGTATTGACGATAAATTTTTTGAATAGACCGAGCGTTATTGCCGTTTTCTTCAATCTTTTTTAATAAAAATTCTTTTGTATCTTCTGAGATTTGAATTTTTTTATTATTCTGACGAAGAGATTCAGATGTTTTTTCAATCATCTTGTCAAAAATTTTCTGAAATTCATTCTTCGAAATCTTATTAAACACAACAATATCATCTAATCTGGCTAGAAATTCTGGCTTGAAAAAGTTTTCGATTGATTTCTTATATTTAGAATCTTGAGTTTCCTGAACTGGCAAGAAACCCATTGATGGTTTAGAAACTTGTTCATGCCCAAGATTGCTGGTCAGAATAATAATAGAGTTTGAAAAATCAATTTTGCGACCCATGCTATCTGTTAAATAACCATCGTCTAAAATTTGAAGCAGCAAGTTATTAATATCTCTATGAGATTTTTCAATTTCGTCAAAAAGCACAACACTATTTGGATGATTTCTAACAAACTCTGTTAGAACGCCACCATCTTCACATTTTACATAACCGATTGCTGAACCAATTAATTTATTGATTGAACTAGATTCTTGGTATTCGCTCATGTCAAGCTTTAACAAGCTTTTCTCATTCCCAAAAAACTTTTCCGCAATTAGTCTTGCTGTCCAAGTTTTCCCAACGCCTGTTGGGCCAACAAATAAAAACTTACCCATTGGTTTGTTTTTTGGTTTAAGACCAGCCTTTGAGCAGATTAGAATATCGCTTATTTTAACCAAAGCTTCGTCTTGGCCAAAAATATCATTCTTTAGGATGTCAAAGATGTTTTCGTTTTGAAGATTATTGGCAAAAATAATTTTATTCTTATTAATACTAAGCTTTTCAGCAAAGGTATCAATAATATTTTCTGTTGAAATCGGAACAAATTTTCTTCCCTTTTCAGCCCATTCGATTAGCTTTTGCCCAAATTCTTCAATCATTTTTTCGCAATCATTAGACTTTTTGGAGTCATGAATTTTGTTTAGATTTTTTTGAATCTTTTTCTCAAGATTCTTGATTTTTTTAGGTATCACAAAGTTTGCAATTTTAGCTTTTGAACCCAATAAATCAAGAACATCAAAAGCTTTATCTGGAAACTTTTTATAAGGCATGTATTTTTCGCAAAGAAAAATAATATCTTCAATTACTTGTTCTGAATAAGTGACGCCATGAAATTCTTCAAACTGAATTTTTGAAGACATTAGGATTTTTTTTGTTTGCTCCTTATCTGGTTCTTCTATTGTGATAGCCTCAAAACGGCGTTTTAAAGCACCATCATTCTCAAAAAGCTTCTTGTATTCAACATGTGTTGTTGCACCTACACAAGTGATTTCTCCGCGTGCTAGGGCTGGCTTGAGCATGTTTGCGACATCAAGCGCTCCCTCACCATTGCCAGCGCCAATCATTGTGTGAATTTCATCAATGAAAACAATATAATTGTTATTTGCCTTGAGTTCGTCTAAGAGTCCTTGGAATCTTTGCTCAAATTGACCGCGATATTTTGTGCCAGCAATCATAGAGGCCATATTTAAAGAAATAAGAATTTTATTCTTTAATAATGGAGTCGTTTCATCTGCTAAGATTTTGTAAGCCAATCCTTCAATAATGGCAGTTTTACCAACGCCAGGATCTCCAATCAAAATAATATTATTCTTTGTTTTTCTTAAAAGAGTTTCTGTAAGAAGGGAAATTTCAGTTTCCCTGCCATAAATATTATTCAGTTTATTGTTTAGGGCTAACTCAGTCAAATTAGTGCAGTATTTTTTGATATATGTTAATTTATCAGAGGCTTCTTCATAAACTTCTGGAACAGTTTCTACTTTTTTCTTCACTGCATTAGGGTCTAAATGACTCATTAATAATTCAGCAAAATCACTAATTGGGAACTTTCCATATTCCAAAAATCCTCGGATGGTTGGTGATGTCATCACTAAAGCATACAACACATGTTCGACTCCAATATATTCTTGTTTCAAATTTAAACTTGTTTCATTCGCAAATTTAAGAATCTCTTCAATTTCATTATGCCAAGTTTTTTGATTTGTTTTCTTTTTGAAGAACTCTGGATGATTTTGCTCAACAAATGGAATAATTTTTTCGGCTAATTCATATTGATTAATCATGAATGGTCTAAAAATTGTCCTAAACATTGGATAATCTAACTCCATTACTGTTTTAAATATGTGTGCGCAATTAATTCTCTCATGTCCTAAAGACTTCGCAAGTTCTTGCGCTTGTTCTAAGGCTTTTTTGACTCGCGGAGTCAAGTTGAAATTTTTCATCCTCATGTTTTTACACTATTTAATTTCGGACAGTTTCATATAAATTTTCTCATCCAAGATTGCTAATTTATCTACGAACAAGATGTCTTCTCCTTTTTTACCAGTTACGATTACAATGTTTTCTTCTTTGGGTAATTTATTGCCATTATCAAGATATTCTGTTAGTCTAGCTTTTTGACGAGAATCAAGAAGCATTGCTTTAATTTTTCCTGTTTCATCAGCGATTTCAAGTTTTGCATACTTGTTTCCATTAGTGCTTTTCTTGCGGAAGCAGTCTTTTACCACACCTACCATACGCACGTTCTCATTGATGTCAAGAGAGTTGAAAGTCATGCAGTTAACATACCTTTCTGAACTCTGCTCTGAAAAGATGTTTTTAATAATTTGCGAATAAGAGTATCCAAGCAATTTAGTTTCAAAATACCAATTGGCAAATTTTGGATATTTTGAGTTTTTATCATAGATTTCTCGATAACCAGCATATTTTTGCTTGAATGTTTGAAACCTCTTATCACTCATGATCACTTTATTATCATCGCCAATTTGTTTATTTTTGACGCAATCATGAATTGTTTTCAAAATATCAAAGTCATATTTCTCGCCCAAAGAGCAGAATAAACGCTTTTCTCTATCAGTTAGAATATTAAATGACTGAGCTTCCAAAACCATTCGGCAACGATCTTCTGAAAAACTATTTAATGCTCCAGCTTGCACAAGTGCAGACAAAGCGCCAATATTTAACCCAACTTGCTTAGCCACTGAAAAAACATCATATTTGTTTTTTAATTCAGCGTTACAGAATTCCATCAAAGCGCTCATTGTATTATCCGAAATTCCTTTGATGCTATTCAAGCCATAACGAATATCAGATTTCTCAATTGAGAAGTCGGTCTTGGATTTTGTGAGGTCTGGTGCCAAAAGCTTTATGTCAAAATATGGAAGCTCTTGGGTAATTTTATTAATTTCTGAGTATGAATCAGGCTCAAACTGCGTCATCTTCAATAAGCTCAAAAAGAAATTCTGAGGATATTTAAACTTCAAATAAAGAGTCCATGCGGCAAGAATTGCGTAAGAAATGGAGTGAGATTTGTTGAAAGAGTAGTTTGCAGAGTCTTCTGCCACCTTCCACAAAACTTCTCCAATAACAGGATCAAGATTATTTTGCTGGATTTTTTCTTTGATCTTGTCTTGCCAAGCAGACATTTGATCAACTTTCTTTTTACCTACAATACGACGAAGCTGTTCTGATTCATCAAGTGTGAAACCAACCTTAACAGCCATTCGCATCAACTGTTCTTGATAAAGAGGAATGCCTCCAGTGTATTCCAAAATATCATCAAAGAATGGGTGAACACTTTGGAAATCGCCAACATTAACATATTGAGCGTATCGGTCCAAGAAATCCAAGGCTCCAGGGCGAGCAATTGCCACCACTGCTGAAAGCTGCTCTAGGTTTTTTGGCCTAACTTTTTGAGCAACTTTAAAGTTTGTATCAGCTTCGATCTGGAACAGTCCTTGCGGAGTTTGAAGATTTTGCAAGTAGTCATAAATGTCTTTGCTTTGCAAATCGAGTTTTGTAATATCAAAGCCAATTTGTTTGCAAACGTCTTGAATAACAGAAAGGGTTCTCAAACCCAAAATGTCAAATTTAACGCACAAACTAGCAACATCATTCATGTCATAACCAGAAACAAGATCACCTTCGCCAGTTGTTTGAAGAGGCATAATCTCTTCCAAGTCATAGTGACTGATTGCAATGCCCGATGGATGAACGCCAGTATTTTTCACCAAGCCTTCAAGCTTTTGAGCAATTTCAAAGATTTTTTTATTTTCATTCGCCCATTCTCTAAACTTGTCATTTTCTTGGCAAGCATTTTTGAGACTTGCAACTTTACCAAATTTCTTGGGAATCAAGTCGCTGATTTCATTTACTGATGATTCTGGTAGCTCGCCAACAAGTTTTCCGCATTCCTTTACGCAAAGTTTACTGCTCAAAGTATTGAGCGTAAGAATTTTACATGTTTTGCCAGCATATTTCTCTTCAATAAACTTGATCACTTCTTGACGACGTTCGTAAGCAATATCGTTATCAACATCGGCAAGCAGAGAACCGTCCAAATAAGTCTCTCCATCAACGATAATCTTCTTGGCTCGACTCTTCGAAACAAATCGCTCAAAATACAGTTCGTACTGAATAGGGTCAACCTTAGTTACGCCAATCAAATACAGCACCAAAGAACCTGCTGCTGATCCACGGCCAGGGCCAGTTGGAATTCCGTTCTCATGGCAGAACTTCAAAATGTCCCAATTCAAGAGAACATAATCAATAAACCCAAGCTCTTCAAATAAGCTAAGCTCTGTTTTAACTCGCTCATAATAAATTTGAGCGTTTTGTTTTTTGTCAATTTCTTTTTCTAAAACTCCCTTGTGACATAGCTTACGAAGAAACTGATAATTTGAAGAGGTGTTTGGGATTCCCAGAATATCATAGTATTTTTGTTCAATGATGATTTGTGGAAGTTTAACACCAGGAAGTGTTGGCTGCTGATATTTTTGAAAGTTTTCGATCATTAGATGAATAAAAGTGTAATATCTACTGCTATGTATGATATAAATAATAAAATCGCTTACTTTTTTGGATTTTTTTGGGGTGACGGCGGAATAAAATCAAATAATAGACCTACAAATCCAAGAATTTGTATTGTTAAAGAAGATGGAGAAAAATTATATGACTTATTTAAGTACTGCTTTAATTTCTCTTATTCTGAGTACGCTCAGCCTAATAGAAAACTTCGTTCAACTTTTTACTTTAAAGATAAAAAGCTTAAAGAATTTCTTTTAGAAATGGATGGAATGAATAAGTCTTATCTCGCCCCAACAAAAATTTTACAAGCTATTCCGCAAAATTTACATAAATATTTTTGGCGTGGATATATTGATGCGGATGGCTGCTTTTATAAGCGTAAAAATAAAAAAGGAGGAGCATTTTCAATTTCATCTACTATAAACCAAGATTGGTCAGAAGTCAAAAACTTATTAACTTTATTAAACGTAGAAAATTTTTCAATCTTTAAAAAAGAGACGAAGAGCGGTAATAGTTCTACTTTTGAAGTTAAATATGGTCAAGACATTAAAAAAATTGGAAATTTTATTTATGGTGATCAATTCGATGGAATTGGTTTAAAAAGAAAATTTGACAAATTTACAGAAATTTCTGACTCTTTAGAAAAGCTTACGTCAAATAAAAAAGGCATTTCTTTCCATAAAGGTATAAAAAAATGGAGAGCTTATGTAAAGCGTCAATTTTTAGGATGGTGGAATACAGAAGAAGAGGCTTATTCAGCTAGAATTAAATTTCTAGCTCAAAAATCTGCTTCTGAAAAATATTAAACGTCATTTCTATATCATAGAGTGCCCCGTGCAATTTACTAGGATCATGAGGAATCTCGTAGTGTTTTAAGAGATGAGCTTGGCTTGTCTTGATGCCCTTTTCTCGATGATTAAGCCAGCGATATTGCCAGCAAATCAAATCATCTGAATCCACAGACCTGCATTCCTTGGCAATTGCCATTGCTAAAGCTTTTGTATCAAGCACACGATCTACATAATTAAAGCAAGAATCTAAACCCATTGCTCTTATCCAAGAATTCAGCATATAAACATCAAATCCAAGAATGTTCTGGCCAATGATTTTAGTCTTGCTTTTTTCTAAATGATTATCAAGATTTGGACAAAATTCATCCCAAACCTCTTTTGGAGATTTTGCAAGAGAGCGATATTTATCATAATTAAAACCAGTGATTTTAGCAGCACCATCGCTTATTTTCAAATCAGGCCAATAGATGTATCTCTCTTGGCGCGAAATGATCTTCTTACCAACAGCTTCAATCCATGCGATTTGCCAGGGTCTTGAATGAAGTAGGTTAAGCCCCTCTGTTTCTGTGTCCAGAATGATATATTTTTGATTGAAATCGAATCTTAGTAAATTATCTTTCATTTTTAAATGCCTCCCAAGAGAATGAATCGCTACCACAATGTTCCAAGTTTGGGCTGGAGAGCGACTGCTCTTTACCAAAGGCGCGTTTGCACAAACATTTGTATGTCTGCCAAGCTTCAAAGTCTTTGCGATTTTTGTAGTAAATAGACTTTGTTTTCTGAATGCTATCGCCAAATGCAGATGCCCATTTTTCGACCTTAGCTTTTAGAATATGATCAAATGGTAAATCATTACTCTCGATAAAATAAGTCGTCTTTGTAAACTTAAAGCTTGGCAAGCATTGTTTGCCTCTAAAGTTATTATTATAAATAAAAGAATCGTAAAATGGAATGCACAGCATCAAATCATCTGACCAGTTATTCTGTAGAGATACAGAGTCAACAAAGCCACCGTTCTTTTGATTCGCCAAAGAAAAGATGCGAGTTAAATTTTTAACACCGTTATCGTTTTTAGCAAAGACGACAATCTTATGTTCGGAAGATTTCTTATCTTCTTCTGACACAGAGTTGCAGCAAGATATTCTAGAGCCAAAAATTAATTGAATATCATGCTCTTTGCATTTCTGATGAGCATCCAAAAAGCCGATCATTGAATCTTCCACCAAGAAGATTTCGGACAATTTGTTTTCTTTCGCAATCGAGATGATGCTATCAGAACCGCCTTCTTTGGTTTCTTTTGGATCGTCTAGTGTTAGGATTGACTTTCCTATGCTGGCACAGCTTTTGAATAAGGGAATTGTGGTCATATTTGAATGATACTGCATATTTTCCGATAGTCAAATATAATGTTCCCAATTATTATATTTTGATGTAAATAAGGAAAATGCCAAGAAAAAAAGAAAATTTTTTAAAATGTGTTTATAAAATAGGCTTTATTGACTGTGAAAAAGTGTATATTGGGTCTTCTTGTCGTTGGCCTTATAGAAAAACAGAGCATTTAAATAAACTATCTCAAAACAAGCACTCAAATAGGTATTTACAACGAGCTTTTAATAAATATGGCTTAGATAATATTATTATTGAACCGTTAGAATTTTGCGAAAATATATCTCTTTTACGGAGAACAGAACAATATTGGATAAATTCTTTTGAATCTACTGATCCAAATCGGGGTTTTAATTTAGTTAAATTAGTTGAGAAAATTGGGACAACTGGTTATAAGTTCTCCGACGAGCAAAGATTAAAACTTTCTCTTTCATCAAAATTAAGAATGTCTCATAAAAATGAAAGAGAAAAAATATCAGAATCTATCTCTAAAAAAATTCAAGAAAACCCTAGTTATTTTAATGGAGCTTTTCTTCCAGAAGAATTTAAAATGTATTCACCTGACGGAGAATTGGTAAAAATATTTAACTTATGTAAATTTTGTCGCGAAAAAAATCTTGATTATAAAAAAATGTATGATACCGCAATAGGTAAAAGAATCGAATATTTAGGATGGAAAAGAGATTTAAATAGAAAAAATAAATCAAAAAAATATTTTTTATTTATTTCTCCACAAGGAGAGGTTGTCGAAGTTTTTGGGCTGAAGGAATTTTGCAAAAAAAATAATTTGCCGCTTAGGACTATGTATGCCATTCATAAAAATATAGGTATTTCATGTAAAGGTTGGACTAAATATCTAGAGAATAAAGAAATTAAAATACGCAAAGGTAAAAATTTTAAAATTCAAAATAATTTAGGAGAATGGCAACAAATCAATAATTTAAAAAATTTTTGTCAAAAAAATAACATTTCCTACGATATTATCAGACACGGTGGAGAGTCTAATGGATTTAAGATCGTTTTATAAATTCTTTTGGTGGCCAGGACAACCTTGGTACCACATTGTTTGATAAAGATATTTATCTTCGGGATATTTTTTAACGTATTCGTCGAAGTCTTCCAAGAAACATGAAGTGACCATTGTTCCTTTCATATCGCAAATCTTATAATAGTAAAAATCAAATTTATATGGGCAATGCCATTTAATTGTGCCGTCTTTCTTTAATTCTCCCTTTTTAGAGGCTCGCCCACACTGTAATGGGCCGCTAAATGAATCGTCTTTGGGATAGTCTTGTCTGGCTGCTAAATTAGAAAATGCTGTTTGAATATCAAAACTGTCCAAGTATTTTTGGATTTCAGTTAGCTCAGATTGAAAACCATCCAATTCTTCTTCTGTTAATGCTGGCATTTTCACGACGCCTTTTTCATTTGGCAAGAATTTTAAAAATAGGAATTCAGAACAGCGATTGCTATAGTCTGGAAATTTCTTTTTAACAGCAAGAGAATACATCAAATCCTGCAAATTGTTCTCAAGGTCTTTGCCCTTGAATACTTCTTTGCTGCTTTTAAAGTCGCGGATAATAGCTAATCCTTGTTTCTTATAAAGAAAAAGTTTATCAATAAAGCCTTTGATTCTGTAGTCGAACTTGCCTTCTTTAACATCAATTTCAAAATCTTGCTCGCTCAAGGCTTGTGAAGGTTTGCCGCTTTCTGTTCCAAAGAAGTCATACTGAAGACCAGCAAGTGTCATGTCACAAATCTGCTTGATATTGTCTTCGTCATTAACGCCTTCTTTTTTCGCATGTTTGCGAATGAGTCTTTCGATAGCTTTACTCGCAAAAACATCTCTTTTTTTAATAATAATTGAGAAATGTTTCTTGTGCCTGTTTTCTCCCAAACATTCAAAAACTAAATGGCATATAGAACCACGACGAGCGCCGTCATTACTTTTATCAGGCAATTTTAAATGATATGAGCACCAATATTTCCAACTGCAAGATTGAGCAGTTTTAATTCGGCTTGCTGATAATGATGTGCGGTTTTTAGATTCCAAAGTTTTGTAGTTTTTTAAAAAATTTCTCTAATTTCTTTTCTTGAAAAGAAGTACGATTAGCAGAGCAGAAATCTTTATAATCATTTAATTTAGCTTCTTGAGAAGCGTTTGGTTGTTGATACCAATCCTTAAATGACATTTCTTTCTGTCTCATTTCGCCAAAATCATTTGCCCAAGGAAGCTGAACAGATAGTTGTTCAAAGTCAAAAAACTGACTAAGTTTCATGTAGTTTTTCATGGCAGAGATTTTGCCATGATTCTTTTGCTTCTCATTGTCGTTATTTGTGGCAATAATGATCTTCTGCAAGTCTTTGGAACAAAGATAGTTCAAGAGCGCTGGAGAGCAGTCTAGGCCAAAAGTAACGAGATTATTGGCATAGCCTTCTTCTGTCAAAGCCAAACTATCTCCAATACTTTCCACCAAGATGACTTCCTTCTTCTCGTCAATGAGAGAATCAACGGTTTGTTCTCTTGGAACAAATGCTGGATAAACCCATTTTGTTTTTGTTCCAATGTGTTTCCATTTGGGAGATTCGTTGTTATCATTGATTTTTCTACCGCTAAATCCAAAGATTTCTCCATTAGATTCATAAATTGGAAACACGATTCTTTGATACATTTGACCATTTCCAGCCAAGCCACAATGATAAAGCTTTTGTGTTTCTTCGCTGATTCCGCGCTTCTTATAAAAGGAGAAGTTTGGAAAAAGCCTATTTAAGCATTCTTTGGGGTAAATTTTATCCATTTCTATTTTTTCTTTTGCGATGTAGTGTATTTGAGCATCTTGGTTATAACTAACATACTCCTTAATGATTCTTGGGTCTTTAGTTTGAAGAGTTAATTCAACCAGCTTAACAAGCGGCATGGAGGCATTGCCTTGAACATAGTCTTGCCATACTCCACTATTCTTATACACTTTAATCGCTGTTGGATTGTCGCCACCGCGATATAAAGCTTTTGTTCTCCAATGATTGCCAAAATCTTTTAGAGAGTATCCAAGCTTTTCAAGAGAGCCTTTTATTTGATCAGAGTTCATCAAAATCAGGAGCAGTGTTTCTTCCGTTTTCTTCAGCGCCTTCGCCAATATCATTAAATTCAAC